GCAACTGGCGTACTGTGGTGGCTGTTGACGTAGATGTAACGAAAGCTGGTGATCGATGACTCGTCAATTTCGCACATTACCGCCATTTGGAGCCTCGGAGCGTGATGTTGCTGAGGTTGTTCGTGGCATTATGGACGGAAAGACGAATAACTCAGGACTTCTGACCCTAGCGACAGGAAATGCCACCACAACAACCCTGTACGACGGTCGTATAGGCAACGACAGCCTTATTTTCTTTGTTCCGGTATCTAATGCTGCCGAGGCTGATTCGGCTCCCTATGGGGCGTTTCAGGACTCCACAGACCAAACGGCTGCGGACACGACCACAGCCTATGCAGTTACCTTTAACACAACAGATTTTTCCAATGGAGTTTTTCTTTCCAATAGTTCTAGACTTAACGTCAGGAATTATGGAATTTACAACATTCAGTTTTCTTTACAGTACAAAAATACGTCAAACGATGGTCAGGACGTAGATATTTGGTTCAGGAAGAACGGCACTAACATAGATAACTCTAATAGCCGATTCCATTTGCCTCAAAGGAAAAGCGCTGGCGATCCTAGTCATCTAATTGCCGCGATGAATTTCTTTGTCGAAATGAACGCAGGTGATTATGCTGAGATTATGTGGAGAACGACTAGCACCAGCGTTTCGTTAGAGCATTTTGGTACAAGTACATCTCCTACTCGTCCGTCAGTTCCTAGTGCTATTGTTACGGTATCCTATGCTGCGCCATCAGCAACAACGAATCTTTACGTTTCAAGCCAGCAACAAGGGCAAGCAACTGTCAGTCATTGGGCTAACAGTACGGCAGACAAAACTTATGGGTACATAATCGTCGGATGATTGAATTCAAATTTATCGAGCCTGACCAACTTAGAGATTGGTGGATGAGCGTCAAGCCCGGACTAGAGGAAATAAAGAAGCGTAGTCCTGAGAACTGGATTGTTGAGGATGTGTACGCAGACTGTTGGAACAGCAAATCGTTTTTATATGTAGCGTTAAAAGATAGTCATTTTGCAGGGTACTTTGTACTACAGCCAATCAACCAAAAGCTCCATGTTTGGGCGGCTTGGACGTTAGAAAATGATTATCAGTTGGTGGAAAAAGGTTTACAATTTACCAAAGATATGGCAAGAGAAGCTAATATCAAATATTTAAGTTTCTCAAGTCATCGTCCGGGGTGGAATCGTAGGGCTAAGGCTTACGGCTTCCGTCCTAGAGAATGGATTAGCGAGGTGTAATATGGGTGGCGGTGGAAGCGAACAAAAGACGGAAATCGACCCGGAATTTAAGCCGTACATGAAGTTTGGCTTGGAAGAAGCCAAGCGATTATACGGAGCAATGCCTAACGTACCAGAGACTTTAGCGGTTAGTCCATCTGCTGCGACTCTACAAGCGATGTCTGCTGCTGAACAACGTGCTTTAGCAGGTTCTCCGCTAACAGGACAAGCTAAGAACGTACTAGCTCAACAAATGGGCTATACGAGTCCCTATGCCGGGAAGATCGAGGCTATGGGGATGGGTGCTTACGACCCGTCTTCCGGTTTCTATCGTTCTATGATGGAAAGTCAGCCAGAATCTGAGGCTGCTCGTCTAACGAGATCGACTGCTGGTGGTGCTTATCTCAGCGGTGCTAGTCCGTACCTTCAGGGTGCGTTATCTCAGGCTAATCGTTTGGCTGGTGAGTCTTTTGGCGAGAGCATGAAGGACTTACAGGCTAAGGCTGCTGCTGCTGGTCGTTATGGATCAGGAGCAATGGCACAACAAACTGCTAGAAGCCAAGACGTACTAGCTAGAGCCTTAGCAGAACAGAATCAACAAGCGTTCTTAGCAAATTACCAAGCAGAACGTCAGGCACAAGAACAGGCTATGGGTCGTTTGGGTGGTCTTGAGCAACAGGCGATAGCTAATCGCTTTGCTGGTGCTGGCGGTCTAACGGCGGGTGAGCAAGCAAACCTACGGACTCGTTTAGGGGCTTTGAGTGCTGCTCAGGATATTACGTCTGCTGACCTAGCGAGACAGGCTCAGGCTGCTCAGTTGGCTCCGTCGATGGCTGCTCAGGATTATTCGGATATTCAGAAACTACTACAGGTTGGTCAAGGTCGTGAGGCTTACGAGCAACAGGGTATCGAGGGTAGATTAAAAGCTCAGGATATTCCACTAGACCGTCTGCGCCGTACCACTAACATCTTCTATGGTGCGCCATTGGAGACTAAGACAGCTACTTCAGGGGGTAAATAATGGGTGCGCCAATGGTTCTAGGTGCTGCATTAGGCGGCATAACGTCTGCGGCTAGAGGTGGGAATCCGCTTACTGGTGCGCTATTAGGTGGTATCGGTGGCGGCGTATTCGGTGCTGCTAGCGGTGCGGCTGGTGGGGCTGCTGGTGCTGCTCAGGCTGCTAATATCGCTGCTGCTCCTGCGGCTAGCATGGGTGCTATCAATACGGCTGCTGGTCAAGCGATGGCTGCTCCTAGCCTGATGTCAACCTTACAGCAAGTGCCTAAGTCGTTTATGCAGTTTAGTAAAGATAATCCCTTTACGATGAATATGGCATCGAATCTTGCCCAAGAAGAATTTAAGCAAAGCCCAGTGCAAAACCCCGGATTACTACGAGGCAGACCAGCAGAAGAACAGGCAATGCCTTATTCCTCGCCAGTACCTAAATTTAGCTTGTTATAGGTGATCTATGGCACTAGAAGATTACGTCCCTAATATCTTTGGTGGCACTCCGACCGTTTATCAAGGGTTGTTGAGTCCACAGGAACAGGCTTCATTAGAGAAACGCTCTAACCTAGCTGGCTTGCTAGGTTTTGGTGCTGCGTTGGCTCAGGGAATGGGTGGCGGTGGTTATCCTCGTTCTGCGCTACAAAATATCTTGTCTGCTGCTGCTCAAGGCTTTTCAGGTGCAGGTCAGACGTATCAGGCTGGTATCGGTCAGTTGGCAGAAGTCCAGAAGTTACAACAGTCCAGAGCGCAGATTAACGCGATCAATCAGTTACTCCAAGACCCGAGAGTAGCTAACGACCCGATGATGCAAGCGTATATCCGGGCTAATCCTGCTGAGGCTATCAAATACTTTGCTGAGATGGCTCCTATTCGTGAGGCTATCTCTCCTTCTATGGCTCCTGCTGCTCCTGCTGCTCCTGCGGCTGCTATGGCTGCACCAGAAATGCCAATGCCTGAGGTGGGAGAATCAACATTGCCACCAGTTACGGTAACTGGTCAGGCTCCTAAAGTTGACCCATTAGCAGCAAGAACACAGGCTTTATTGTCAGAGAATGAGCGTTTATCGCGTATCCCTACAAAGTTAGCTCAAGACAGAATTAAATCAAACCTAGAGCAAATTGATGCAATTAGTAAACAAATGTCGCGTCAATCTGTACTTGATTTTGATTTCGGAACCATTAAGGATACTGTTCCTCCGCAGTTCAAGGGCGAGGTTGATAAGCTACAGCAACTCGCTGTAACAGGTGGGATTACTGGTAACGAACTAAGACAAGGTTTGCAAGACCTTAATAAACGTGCGCTTGAGTTTGTTACTAAGAAGACTGATTACACGAACCAAGATCGTCGTGTGGCTGCGGCTATGTTTGAAGGTAGAGACATTGCTGAGTTGAATCCTGCTGAATTGATGCAACTTGAAAATAAGTTGTTTGAAATGGAAGTTGCAAAGCGTAAGGCAGGTGCTACGAGCATCAATATGCCTAGTGAATCTGAGCGTACTGCTGGATTCCTAACGAATCGCGTTGTTAATTCGCTAAATCAGTTACAGACGGTAGTAGGCGCAAATCCTACGGCTGCATCTCCTAAGTTTAGTGCTGAGGCAGTCAAGTTTTTAACTGGCTCAGACTACTTAAAGAACCTAGCTAATCCTGAGTCTCGCCAACAAGTTGAAGCGGCTCAGTTAGAGATTCTTGATGCTGCGCTTACGTTGGGTACGGGTGCTGCATATACTCGTGAGCAGTTGGAAAACTACCGCAGGTCTTATTTCCCGATGCTTGGGGATAAGCCAGCAACCGTTAAAGATAAGCAGAATCGTCTAAAGAGCTTGCTTGACTCTGCGATGATTAAATCTGGTCGTGCTGCTCCAACGATGCCTAGCAATATGAACGCTCCAGCGTTTGATATGGACGCAATTCAACGTGAGTTAGATCGTAGAAAGGGCAAATAATGGATTTGTCCAAACTCTCTACCAAAGACCTAGAGTACCTAAAGGCTGGAAAGCTAGACAAAGTATCGACTGCTGGTCTTGAGGAAATTGCTAAACAGCAAGGAACTCCGGCTGTTCCTAGTCCGTCTGTAGTTGCTCCTGTTCCCTATTCGACGGGTGCTGAGACTGCTAGGGCTGCTGCTCAAGGGCTTACCTTTGGATTCGCTGATGAGCTAGAGGCTGCATTGCGTAGTGGCTCTATTTCTGGTGCTGAGTACGAAAAGATTAGAGATCAGTTACGCGCACAACAAGGTCAATTTGCTCAGGAACAGCCTTTAAGGGCTGGCGGTACTGAGTTTGGCGCAAGTATGCTTGCTCCTGCTGCTGTAATGACAAAGCCAATAACTCGCGGTGCAGGAATCATAGGCGATGTTTTGCTAGGTACTGGTATGGGTGCTGCTACTGGTGCTGGTAAGGCTACTGAGGATGTTACCGGAGGGGCTGTTACTAGCGGACTAATGAGCGGTGCAGGAACTGCGGTTCTTAGTGGTGCTGGTCGTTTGCTGGCTCCTGCTGTACGTCCTGAAGCTGCTGCATTACGTCAGCAAGGCATATCTTTAACTCCGGGTTCTGCGTTTGGTGGTCGTATTCAGCAAATGGAACAAGCCGCAGAGAGTCTGCCATTAGTGGGTGGTATCGTAAGCGGTGCTAGAGAGCGTCAATTCTCCGAGTTTAATGTTGCGGCTTACAACAAGGTTTTGAGCAATCTAAACCCTAAGTTAAAGGTTCCACAAGGGCTAACTGGTCGCGATGCTTATTTGTTCGTAGAGAAGTCCATTCAAGACAAATATAACGATGTAGTGCCTGATCTAGCGGTCAAGTTCACTCCTAAAGTTCAGTCTGGATTTGATGCCATCAAGAATCGTTACGCAAAAGGCAATTTATCTGAGGCTGACAAACAGCAGTTCCAAACCTATGTAAATGGTTTAGAAGCAGACTTTAGGGCTTCAGGTGTTGTATCTGGTCAGAAGGCTCAGGCTGTTAAACAAGACTTAGCAAAGCTATCTGGAACATATAGCGCTGGTACTGGATCAACGAAACTATTAGGTGAAGCCTTCAAAGATTTAGAAGGTTTTTACATGAATACGCTGCGGAACCAGAATCCTAAGTACGCAAGTGACTTAAGGAAAGTTGACTCTGCCTATCGTGACTTTGTTCGAGTCCAAACAGCTATGGCTAAGACTCGTGGTGAGGAAGGCGTATTTAGCCCTGCTCAATTAGAGGCTGCTGTACGTCAAGCTGATATATCTAAGCGTAAGGGTGCATTTGCTAGAGGTGCTGCGCCTATGCAAGACTTGTCTAGCCGCGCTATGTCTATGCTTGGTCAGAAAGTGCCTGATAGTGGTACAGCAACTAGAGGTATGACAGGTGCTTTGCTAACTGGTGGTGCTGGTTACGTTGATCCGATGGCAGGTGCATTGACAGCCCTAATGACTGCTCCTTACTATCGTTTAGGTGAAAAAGCTATGTTTGCGCCTAGACCAGCGACATTTACTGAGGCTGTGCAAAGGGCTAGAACTGCGTCTCCGTTTGCTGTTCCCGGATTACTTGGATTGGTGGAATAAATCATGGCAAAGAACAAGATTAGCGAATACAGCGCAACAGCGGCTAATAACACTGACATTGGTGGGATTAATATTGCTGAAGGTTGTGCGCCATCAAACATCAATAACGCTATTCGTGAGTTGATGTCTCAGCTAAAAGACCAGCAAGCAGGGTCTGATGGGGATAACTTTACTGTTGGCGGTAACTTGTCTGTTAGTGGCACTGTAACCCTAACGAACGCTTTGCCGATAGCTCAGGGCGGCACTGGAAACACTACAGCACCTACAGCGATTAACGCTCTGATGCCTTCTCAGACAAGCAACTCAGGTAAATACCTAACGACTAACGGAACAACTGTTTCTTGGGGTACGGTCACACCGGGAACTGGTACGGTTACAGAAGTTGGTCTAACGTCTAACCTATCAGGTATTACGATAGGAGGCACAAATCCTATTCAATCATCTGGAACATTTACATTAAATGGCACATTAAACGTAGCTGCTGGTGGTACTGGTGTAGCTTCACTATCCACAGGTGCGGTATTGGTGGGTAATGGTACGTCTGCTGTATCGTCAGTAGCTCCTAGCTCTAGCGGTCATGTATTAACTTCTAACGGTAGCTCTTGGTCATCGTCGGCATTGCCTGTAGCTTCATCGACTGTTTCTGGCATTGTTAATACTGGCAGTCAAAATTTCGCAGGAACTAAGACATTTGATACTGCTCCGCTATCTGTTGGCGGTTATAACTTTACGACAACTAGCTCTTTATTCTGGACTGGTGCTGAGGCTCAGATTCGTATCGCTGGCAATATGCGTCTGTTTGTTGGTGCGACATCGGCTGGCTTTGACCTGTCAGACGTTCAAAAAGTCGGCGGTGGCTCATTTAATAGCTACTCAGACTCACGTTACAAGCAGGACATTAGTGCCTACAATAAGGGTCTAGCGGAACTAAAGCAGGTTAATCCTAAGAACTATCGCTTTACCGCTGAATTTATGAAGTCTGCTAGCCCATCACAGCAGTTTGTAGGGGTTATTGCTCAAGAGTTAGAAGGTACTGCATTTGCTAATTGTGTAAAGACGGATGATAAGGGCTTTAAGATTGTAGATACATCTGAACTCACGTTTGCTCTGATTAATGCGGTAAAAGAGATGAGCCAGCGTATTGAACAGCTAGAGGCTTCAAAATGACGGATATAACTAAAACAGCATCATTAGTCACTTACAGCGGTTCTGCAACTGCTGTTTTTTTTGGGCTAACGGCTAATGAGTTCGCGGCTTTAGGTGGTCTAGCCATTGCTGTAATCGGTCTGTTGGTC